TCACCGTGTAGGTTTTACGATCTCACCGATGCGCCTATAGACTGTTTCTGTGATGCGTTTATCTGTATGTCCAAGCAGTCTGCTTGCATGCCCAAGATCGTCAATCTCACTGGCCGCTTTCGGCCGGATATCCCTGAATTGGAACTGTCGGATGCTTGAAGCGAGTTGTACATCCTGGTTCTCTACAGCCTTGGCGATTGCTTGATTTCGCGCATCGTCGAACCTTATGCGGAGCATTGGTGCGGTAACCCGACGACCGTCATCCGTAATGATCAAGTACGGGTTCCGGACGCCGCGTGCCTTCCGCTGTGCAAGCAGCCTTTCGATCAGCTCTCCTAGGCCATTAGTGATCTCGCCAGCATCGAGCCGGATACGCAGCTTCTTTGAGGTCTTGCCCTGGGCAACCTGCAGGAAACTATCGGTAACATCCGTGGCGCGCATGGAGAGAACATCAGCAGGGCGTTGGCCAGTAAGATAGGCGAGGTCCATGGCGTCTTTGAGCTCTGACACGGCAACGCCATATACGGCATCCCAGATCGTGGCATCAGCGTAAAAGTCACGTGGTGTTTCTTTGTTCTTACGCACGCCAGAGGCTGGGTTTTCCTTGTCGGTGATACCCCATTCCCGAGCAATGTTATAGATGTGGGAGAGCAGTGAGATCTCACGGTTCGCCCGAACCTTACCAGTTCGCTTGTCGCGGTACTGAGCTATCACCTGTGGTGTCACCGCATTGATCGGTGCTTCAGCAAATGCTTTCCTGAGTTGCGTCAGCGAAAGTAAGTTGTCCTTTTGGGTTCGAGGCTTTTTCGCTGGAATGATTTCAGCCTCGTATCGGTCGAAAACTTTTCCCAGAAGAGTGTTCTTTTGGGGAATTGTCTTGCAATCAAGTTTCGCCCATTCCGCCTTGGCGACATCCAAGTCACCACCCAGAGGGATTTCCTTCCTCTTCCCCTGGTCATCCCTCCCGTCATAGTAGTACCCGACCCAAACTGAGCCGTTTTTCATTGACCTAACCCGTCTGATCATTCGAGGTGGTAGATCCCGATTTGCTGCTTTCCTTGGTCGCATTTTCAACCCACGCGTGAAAGATCTAGCGACCAGACTTCAGCCGCAATATTTTCAGATGAAGGCTTCACGCCTGACAGTTTCATTCGGGCGTATACACGGCCGACAACTGGCCGTCTTGCGCCTGTAAGTACGTATTTCCAGCCATTTAGATTGAGCCACTCCAACTGCAATGAAGGACGTTGATATCCTGTGATTGCGACCAGCTCCTCCTCGGCAAGAGTTTCGCTATGAATTTCCATGTGCCAACCTTTCTAAATTTGTCTCTGCTCGTACGGACTCGCCCTGTTGGCGTTGCATGCTCTCGTCGGCTTTGAAGGCGCGGATGTCGATCAGTGAGGCAACATGGCGAATGTGCGCGTACTTCAGCGCCTTGCGGCTGGTGTCCAGTGTGGTGATCGGAAGCTGGATTCGGCCGCTGTTGATCTCCGTCACGAACGATTGTTCGTTGAGGTTGCGAAAGTACTGCTCGCGGACTTTTTCCAGCGGGATCAGGACGTCACCGAAGATGCGATACAGCAGCTCGACCGTGGCCGATTCGGGTGCCGGATGCAGGCGAAGCGGATTCTGTGCAGCGTTACTCATGGCCTTGTCGAGCCTCCTTGCGTTGTTGTCGTGCCGGGTGGTTCCAGGCGTTCAAGCAGTGGCGTCTGGTCAGCTCGCGCAGATGTTCGGGCACTTCGAGGAGCGCGGCGTTGCGCTCCTCGCGTGTGCGCATGGCAATGATCTGGCGGGCGTACTCCCTAGGCCACGTCACGGTGATCTGCCGGGATGGCAGGAAGATCGACGTCCAACTGCTCGGCCAGCCAGCGGATGCCGGCCTGCTTCACCCGAGTCGACTGGCTGTACTGCATTCCGTGTTTCTCGTCATACCAGGGACTGTCCTTGACCCGCAGGTACGCTTTGTCGCGCTTCGGGTGCGCCGGCAGGTTTCCATTGAGCAAACCTTTTTCCCGCATGAGTGCGATCAGTTTGGGGCGAGTGAGGCCGAGTTGAGCGGCTGCTTGGGCGAGGGTGCGTTCCATAAACGGTTCCTCAAGCAGCATGCGCAGCAGGAGTGGCCGCTGCAGCAAGGTAGTTGATGGACTCAATGAGCTTTGCGTAGATCTCGGCATCGGGGTCGTAGAGGGTGAAGCAACGCGTATGCGGGCTCTTGTTGCCGATGCTCAAGATGGCGGTGACGCCCCGGCGTGAATGCGTGCGATGCAGCGCCACATGCAGGGGAAGCTCGAAACCCATGTCGAGACTCAGCACACCGCCGGTGTGCACCAGTTCGAACACGCGCTGCTTGTCCTGGACTTCAAAACGGCCGTATTGACGATCGGCATGCGGGAGATGCACCAGGTCGCTGGAGTTGTTCGCGTCGAAAGGACCGTTGGCAATCTCTTCGATGAAGTCGGCGAGTTTGAGGTGCATCTTCTTGTCGTTCTGCAGGGTCAGCGTGTGGCGTTCGCTGCCCAGTTCGACGACAAAAGTGCTTTCCACTGTGCCGCGCTCAGCCTTGAGGCGAAACGCCAGGCATTCACGTTTCGGCGCTGTTCGCAGGACGTGGTTGAAGGTTTCGGTCAGGTTGACCTGGGCGTTGAGCAACTGCAGGGTGCGGTTGTCGATCTTGTACTTGATCATGCCGCGTGCCCTCCGCCGTTCGGAACGATAGGAGAGGGCTGGCAGGACTTGGCAACAAGCTTGGGTTTGTTGTTATGAATGACGACCAGACAGCCCGTGGCGAGCTGCAGCTGTTCGATCAGTTTGCGATTGCTGACGCATGCAGGATGGACATGCAAAGTTGCGGTGGTGCACATAGGTATTGCCTCGCTCTGTGGTAAAGAGTGAGGCAAATATCAACCAGTGGTTAAATTAAGTCAACAACCAGCGGGTGAAAATGTAGGGTTGAGTATTCACTCGGGAGTGAATGAACCAACGATTTTCCCGCAAATTTGCATATCGTCCGTCATTTCAATGATGGGGTATTGCGGGTTGATAGGTTTCAAGTAGTGCTTTCCGGCATCCTTCACGAGCACTTTGAACGTGGCTTCGTTGCTACTCGGCAAAGAAGCGATCACTCGATCACCGTTGTTCACCGCAAGATCGGGGTCGACAAAAATGATGCAACCCTCAGGATAGCTGCGACCTGGGCCGGTATTTGTCATTGAGTCTCCAACAACGCGAAGCGCATACCCTGATCTGCTGATATTCACCGGGCAGGGCACCCACTGTTCGGCATGGAGCAGTTCGACGGTGGGGGCAATTTCGCACCAGGCTCCAGCTTGAACCCATGAAATCAGCGGCACTTTGTTCATGCTTGATGTCAAGGCAATAACGTTCTCGTCCTGCGCTACTTGCTGATTACCCGCTTCGTGAGGAAAAACTGGCATGACGCCATGCTCGAGCCATTCTCTGCGCACGCCGAGCCAAGCAGACAGCGCCGTCAAACTATCGATTTCAGGAATAGCTGCCCCGTTGAGCCATTTGCTGACGGCTTGGGCGGTCTTAACCACGCCCTTGGAGCTGAGCTGTTTGATGATGTCTGCCCCTCGGCCACGCTGGCGAACACCATTGGCGTCCAGTGCAGTGTTAAGCCGCTCGGCAAACATAAGTCTTTCGGATTCTTTATCAATCATAGGTTGATAGTCACATAATGATTGCTAATCTGTCAGTTGAACATTATTATCAACCGACAGTTGAAAGGAGGCATTCATGCTTAAACCACAGAATTTTCCCAATGCCATTGCCTTCGCCTTTGAGGCAGTCGGCGGTATTGGAGCAGCAGCACGTGTGTGTGGACGCAGTTATCAAGCACTCAACAAGTGGAGGCTAGCAGCTTCGTTACCACGCACGGATTACACAGGTGAAACGAAGTACGCGAAATTGCTTGCTGCAGCTGCTCGAGAAAAAGGAAACCCATTCGACGCCGATTGGCTGCTTGGAAAATCTGCACCGCAGAAAGCTGCATAGAAAAAAGGCGACCCAAGGGTCGCCCAGTTTCTCCCGACAGCATCACCACAATGCAGTCGGGTCGCGATGTCGGAAGGCGAGCACACCACATGCCGCCGACTTTCGTCGCGTTTCCAAGGCTCGGAAGCCTTGGTGTTGCTGCCGTTCTTACCACAGAGCTGGCAGCTGTTGCGCCACGGGTGAACAACGGATTGTTCGCCCCGGCACGGTGCCGGTGTTGGTCTTACGAACCTAGCCGGCTTTGGGCCTCTCCAGACCACGCGGCAAATGTATCACCAACTTCTGTCGCGCGGCACTGGCAACTTTTAGGATTAATGCCATGAGCCGTATCGCTCTCAGTTCTCTGGAACGGGCGCAGCGGGAAATCCTGCCGCTCGATTTAGCGCTGTACCACGCTGCTCGCGATTACCCGGGCGGCGCTGCTGCCATCGCTGCCACGACCGGTCGTAACCCGACCACGCTGCAACACAAACTGTCGCCGACCCACCCGAGCCACTCCATCAACATTCAGGAATTCGGCGAGATCCTCGAACTGACCAAGGATCGCCGCATTCTCGATGCGGTGCATGCGCTGGTCGGTGACACGATCTGGCAGGAGCTGGCCGACACCTACACCAACGACATGCCCGAGACCCTCACCACCGGCATCGCTGAATACTTTCGCCAGGTCGCGGATCTGGCCGAAACCTGGGCCAAGAGCATCGGTGACGGTGTGGTGACTGATCAGGAACTGGCGGCGATTCGCCTGCAGGTGTTCCGGGGTATTCAAGGTCTGCTGGGTTTGTTCAACCGCGCCACCTACGTCAACCAGACGACGCGAGGTGCTGACCGTGGCTGACATCGCTGATTTCGCCAACGATCTGGTGCAGGAACGTATCGATCAGGCCATGGCCGCGCGCAGCGCTGCCAAGGCCGAAAGCGCTGCCCATTCTTTGCTGTTCTGTGAAGCCTGTGACGATCCAATCCCGGAAGCGCGCCGCCTGGCCCAGCCGGGTTGCTCGCAGTGCATCAGCTGCCAATCCCTTTCTGAGCGGGGGATTCAGCATGCTCGATGAGGTATTGGGCCAATTCGCCGATTACGGTCTGGAGCCAGCGCAACCGCTGGTGTTCGGCAAGCTGACCCGCTGCAAGACATCGCAGGACAAGGGCAAGGAAAAGAACGGCTGGTACGTAGTCCACGAGCAGCGCACGGAGAAGGGCGACACGCTTATCTTCGGCGCTTTCGGTGACTGGCGTTCGGGCGAGACGCAGAAGATCAAGGTCAAGGCCGGTCGTATGTCGCCGGAAGAGCGCGAAGTGATGCGCGCTCGCCAGGAAGAAGCCAAGCGCCGCGCCGCCGAAATCGCGAACAACGCTGCGCGGCGGGCCGCGAAGAGGGCGCAGGGTTTGTTTGAGCGCATGCCGACCACCGGGCGCAGCGATTACCTGGACCGCAAACAGATCGTCGGCATCAACGTGCGATACGCGCCACGCACCGGCGCCGTGTTGGTCCCAATGAAGAACGCCCGTGATCAGATCATGGGCCTGCAGGTGATCTTCCCGAGCAAACAGGAAGACACCGGCCGCGACAAATCCTACTGGCCTTACGGCATGGCGAAGGAGGGCACCTTCCATCTGCTCGGTCCGCATCCGGTACCGGGCGAACCAGTACTGGTCTGTGAGGGTTACGCCACCGGCGCCAGCCTGCACATGGCGACGTCGCTCGCCGTCGCCGTGGCCTTCGATGCGGGCAACCTGTTGGCCGTGTGCAAGGTCATGCGCGAGCGCTTCGCCGGTTGCCCGCTGATCATCTGCCGCGATGACGACTGGAAGACCACCAAGCCCAACGGTGATGCCTGGAACCCAGGTGAGGAAAAGGCGAGCAACGCCGCGCTGATCGTCGGTGCCCAAGTCGTCGCGCCGATCTTCGCGGTCGAACGTCACGACAAGTGGACCGACTTCAACGACCTGCACGTCGCCGAAGGCCTCGACGCGGTTCGCCGTCAGGTGCTGGCCGTGGTCCGTCCACCGGCTGCCGGTGGCTGGAAAGATCAGCTGGCCCGCAGTGAAAGCGGCGCCTTGATCGCGCACATGCAGAACGTCGAATTGATCCTCGCTCACGACGAACGCTGGGCCGGGGTGATCAGCTACTGCGCCTTCAGCTCGAAGATCGTCAAGCTGCGGACTGCTCCTTATGGCGGTGGTACCGGCGAGTGGGCCGACATCGACGACGTGCGCGTGATGAAGTGGCTCGCGCAGCAGTACAACCTGCGCGTGAAGTCCTCGCACGTGATCGAGGCCGTCAGCGTCGTGGCCCATGACCATGCGTTTCATCCGGTGCGCGAGTACCTGAAAAAACTCGAATGGGATCGCGTGCCGCGCCTCGAGCGGTGGCTGACGGACGTCATGGGCGTGAAGGCAACCGACTACACGTCCAAGGTCGGCAAGCGCTGGATGATTTCGGCTGTGGCGCGAGTGATGAAGCCCGGCTGCAAGGCTGACTCGGTGATGATTCTCGAAGGCGTACAAGGCGCCGGTAAGTCGACCGCGATGAGCGTGCTTGGCGGTGAGTGGTTCATGGACACGCCGTTTGCCCTTGGCGACAAGGACGGCTTTCAGGCGATTCGCGGTAAGTGGATTGTCGAGCTCGGCGAGCTGGACAGCTTCAACAAGGCCGAGAGCACCAAGGCCAAGCAGTTCTTCTCGGCGTCGACCGACACCTACCGCGAAAGCTATGGCCGCAGAACCCTGGACGTGCCACGCCAGTGTGTTTTCGTCGGTACCACCAACCAGGACGAATACCTTAAGGACGCCACCGGCAACCGTCGTTATTGGCCGGTGGCTTGTACCAAGGTCGACGTCGCACTGCTACGCGAGATCCGCGACCAACTCTGGGCCGAAGCGATGTTCTGCTTTGAGGCCGGGGACCTCTGGTGGGTTACGCGAGAGGAAGCGCCAATGTTCAGCGAGGAACAGGACGAACGCTTTGTGGTGGACGAATGGGAAACACCCATCCTGACCTGGCTGGAAGAGTCGCAGATCGGCGAGACCACCACCGGCAGTGAGGTGATGAGCCAGGCGCTCAAGCTCGATCCCGGTCATTGGGGCAAACCCGAGCAGATGCGCGTGGGTGCCATCCTGCATCGGCTGGGCTGGCGACGGTTCCGTCTGGGCGCTTTGAGCAAGAGCGGCCAGCGGCCATGGGCGTACAAGAAACCGGAGGGTTGGGGCAGGGCGCCTGCGCTGGAACAACCTGAGCTCGAGGAGCCGTGCTTCGATGATTAAAGCGATCGATATGGCTCTCAAGCAATGGGCGCAGGAGCTGCACAGCGACGAGGTCGCCGCCGGTTACTCGGGCGGCAACATGGTCGCGATGATGATGGAGAGCGGTGGCCAGCTCGTGCGCGGCAGGCGTGGAAGCAGGGTGCCGCTGGAAGCCTCACTGGACATTGAGCGGATCGTCAAGAAACGCCTCGATCCCGAGTTGATGACGGTGGTCCAGGTGCATTACTTCCAGCCTGATGCACCGTTGACTGCGCGTCTGGCTCAGAGTGGCTGCACACGCAATCTCTACTACCAGCGCCTGCATGACGCTCACATCGTGGTTGAGCACTTCCTCTTGGGGGAAGCGGCTTGATCGTGGGCATTACTCTGGCTCACGCCGTCCCACCTGCCTGCCTCCGTCCCACCGCTTTTTGCGGTGGTGGGACGGGCGCAGGCCGCGTCGTTGTTGGGCTGTCCCACCGTCCCACCTTTTTCAGGATTCCCGCCCGTGTGTGCGTAGCGGGTACAGGTACGCGCGTTTACGCGCACGCGTGCTTTTTAAATTTCTCTCTATACACGAGAAAAGAGAAAGAAAAGTAGGACGGTGGGGCAACGCCCCAATCTGCGGGGCTTTCAGACGTCCCACCTTGTTTTAGAGAAGTGGGACGCATGAGACGCCTGAAAAGCAAAAGACAGCCGGGATAGATATTCACCGACATTCGCCAGCCGTTCACCGGACGTAAGCCACACATTCACCGGATGGCATTAAACCGGTCTTGCTGCCACCAGAATCGAGCTGTAAAAAGGGGCCATCTTCGATGGGTGCGACCGCAAAGCGCGGCAGGCAACCCACCACCCGACCCGGCCATTGCGCTGGGTCTTTTTGTTTAAGGGGCAGGGCTATGACGAACGAGCAACAGGCGCTGGCAGAAATGCCGATCTGGATGGTGATCGCCCTGTCACTGGTTGGCGGCGTGTCCGGCGAGATGTGGCGCGCTGACAAGGATGGGGCACGAGGCTGGGCGTTACTGCGCCGCCTTGCACTTCGCTCCGGTGCCTGCATCGTCTGCGGCGTGTCAGCGATGATGTTGTTGTTCGGCGCGGGCCTGTCGATCTGGACAGCGGGCGCCCTGGGTTGCCTGACCGCGATGGCCGGCGCGGACGTCGCCATCGGGTTGTACGAACGCTGGGTGGCCAAGCGGCTGGACCTGAGCGAGGCAGAACCGAAGGTATGAGCCGGGCAGGCCGGGTAGGGGGGCAGATTTCACGGGTCCTCCCTGAGGGCCGCCCCCTACACGGGTTATCGAACTCGCGGAATCTCTCTAGCTGAAACCTTTGCAGGGATGTCCGTCTTTTCAATGGGATGAGGGCAGGGCATGGCACGCGGATGCCGAGTCGACAGGCCGGGCCGGGCAGAAAACCGCCGGGGACCCTGGGGACTTTCAAAGGACACGGGGTCGGAAACCCGCGGGATCTTGCTAGTGGGAGACCCGCCAGCTTACTGAAATTTCAATCCACTGAAATCTTGAAAGGATTCATTGAAAAGCCGCTGAAAAGGAGGGCTTATGAGCACAGCTACGTACCTGTCAAAGAGCGCCTTTGCTGCGCACATCGGACGGTCACCGAGTTACATCACCTGGCTGAAGGAAAATGGTCGACTGGTCCTGTCTCCCAATGGCAAGCAGGTCGACGTTCTGGCCACCGAAGCATTGATCCGCGATACCGCTGACCCAAGCAAGACTGCCGTCGCTGCTCGCCACCAACAGGAGCGGCTTCAACGTGATGTGTACAGCCACGTCGCTGCACAATCCGAGTCGACTAACATGGCTGCGCCCCCGCCCGTTGATCCCGCGCAAGGGCAGACCCCGGACTTTCAGAAAGCACGAGCGCATCGCGAGCATTACCTGGCGCGTATGGCTGAGATGGAGTTTCGCAAAGCGCAGGGAGAACTGGTGGAAATCAGCTTTGTGCGGAAAGCCGCTTTTGAAACGGCACGTTCGCTCAATCATTAGCTGATGAGTCTGTCGCCACAATTGGCACCACAGCTTGCCGCCCTGTCGGATCCATGGGAAGTCGAACGACAGCTGACTGCTGCACTACGCCAGCGGCTTAACGAAGCCGCTCAAGTGTCCAGTGACGACTTCGGATTTGCATTGAGTGAATGCTAAAAGTATCTGTGGACCTGTCCCGTGACAACGACGCCAAGAAGCTGGCTATTTGGCCGTCTGCTTTCGGCCAATAGTGGACGTTCGACCAGAGATGCTGCCGGCCAGTGGCAGCCATTCCAGGGCTTGGACGCCGCGCTTCCGAACTCGCGCTACGGGGACAATAGTCCATTCATAAGTATTGCGAATGTATATTGAGTGCCCACTATCATCTGCTCGGAAATAGCGATGGCTGACCAAGAATATGAAGAAATAATGGCCCGTTACTTAGCGGACATCGAAAAACAGTCTCGCAAACGGCTTGCCGACGCAACTGACCTAATTGCGAAGTTCACCGATCTAGCCGCATCCAAAGGCGTGATCCTCGGCGCGGAGTCCTTCGAGTACATCCAGACCATCGGCATCGTCGCCAAGGCGCCAGGCATCGCAAGAATGCTATTGGGACCAATCAAGGCCGAGCGCGATGGACTGCTGCCGTTCAACGAGATCGCATACCGATTCCCTCCCAGCCTCCATTACGAAGGATGTTTTGCTGGCCCCGACTTTATTCTGATGGCCCACTCCTGTTACCGACGAGGAATGCACCCAGTTAATAACTGGGCTCCGAGATTTATAGATTTGTTCTGGCGGTTCGATAGTTTCGGCATAGAAAAATACATTGCCCTCGACGAAGACCGGGTCCGGATCGACGTCGGCGGGCTTGGCTATTTCGAGGCCGACACTTGGTACGGTGCTCCCTTCGACGAGGACATACGAAGCATCAAAACCGGAATAGCCAAGCTGCGCCCGCCTATGGATCTCGAACCTCGACACATCTCTTTCTTCTTTGCCAGCGTGTACTGTCTCGACATCAAATGGAGCGAGTTGAACGGCATCAAGTCGTTTCAGGCCCTGGAAATGAAGTCGGAGGACATTCGGATCGAGGTTGAAGGGCAGCACTACTTCCCTGCCCGCTACCTACACGCCGAGTTCGATCTCGCGACTAACTGTTTCAGGCACTTCGACGGCGCGATCCAGCTTTTCACGGAAGATGAATATTTCCAGCGGCGCGATTCCGATTTCAACATGACGATGAAGAACCCTGCGCACATCAAGGCCAGATCAAACAAGCTCTTCAAGATAAATGGCCCGCTGAAAACAAAAGACTGGGTCGATTTATGCTGTCACTTCTACACTGCCAACCCGCTCACCTTTGAGTATTTCAGCGGTGAATACCCGATGCACGTCAACGAAACCCTCGAAAGGATCAGGGACCAAGCCTCGAAACTCGCCGGCGAGACCTAA